AGAGCGACGCGGAATAGACTTAGACGCATCTTCAATCAACAAGTATCGTCGAGGAGAATTCGCTCATGTCATTAAAGGATGAATTGAACGAGGAATCCCAACCGCCAGAGAACCAACGTGCATGGGCAGAAGTAACCCCTGATGGTGGTGAGATTTCTACCGGTGTGCTGCCTACACCTATCACATCAGACTGGACAGCAATACTTGTTGGGTTCGGTTTAGACCCAATGGTGTTTGAAGTTGTTGATGACACAGTACGAATGTCTAAGTGGCAGACATCTAAGCGTTTAGAGAACGGTGACAGAGATGTTGCATGGCTGTACTCGTATCGTGCCAGGTTCAGGCGTAAAGCAAACAGGGTTTTACCTGATGAAGATATTGAGGCGTTACGACAGAAGGTTTCCAAATGGAAGCAACCGAAACGCGCTGTCAGCAAACCATCTGATGAGCCACCATGCACATTCGTAATCAACTGGGCTGACCTGCAACTAGGTAAATCTGCTGGCGGTGGTGTCGAAGCAACCGTCGAACGGGTATTGGAATCATTGGAGAAAACAGTTCAGCAACTCCATGACCTTCGCCGTAAGGGCAGGAACATTGAGGGTGCTGCATTAGTGAACATGGGTGATCCGTTTGAAGGTTGCGATGGGAACTATGCGAGCCAGCTCTTTACCGTTGAACTCACCCAACGTGAACAGTTGTTACTCGGTGCAGACCTGTTCGCTAAAGGCATCAGCACCATCGCATCACTTGTTGATGTGTTGGATGTTGTTGGTGTGTTATGTAACCACGGGGAGTGGACACGCCGAAACGGGAAAGCCGTAACATCAGACTCAGACAACGCTGGTGGATTCCTGATGGATGTCCTGTACCGAATCCTTGACACACAGATACCGAACCTTGAATGGACTATCCCACACGATGAGATGGTCACAACCAAAGTGTTATCCGATGTCAAACTTGCGTTCGCCCACGGCCACAAGATCACCGGCAAAGAAGTTGAATGGTTGAACTCACAGTCGATAATGATTCTGCGTGAACAAGGACGCGAACCTGACCTGTGGATCACCGCACACAAACATCATTTGCAAGTCACCGATCATGGTGCGTACACCCGTATCCAATGCCCGTCAATGGATGGTGGGTCTAAGTGGTTCGCTGACTCTAAAGGTATTTGGTCTACCCCAGGTACGCTCACGCTGCTGGTGGGTCGCCATGACAAACGTAACTGGTCTGATCTGGAGGTCTTATGAGTGACAAAAGCGAGTTGATGCTACAGATTGCTGAGGCAAAGAAATGCGTTGCTTTTTGGCGTGGTGTTGTTGGTGTTTTGGAATCTGACCTTGCTGCGTTGCCTAAAGCGAAACCCACGGGTGGTCGTGGCAAGGTAAGAAATAAATCTATTCGAGACAGATTTGGTTACGAAGCGAAAACATGGATTGAGTCGGATCAAATTGAGTGGATAGTCATGCTTTACTGGCAAGCACAAGAGATTGAACAACTCACAACCCAAGCACAAAAGGAACAGTGGATTTCTGAGCAGTCTGGTTGGAGTGTTAGTACTGTCCATGTTCAGCTCAGTTTGGCTCGCCAGCATGGTTTGATCCCAGACAAACGGTTTAAGCCATGAAAGACGCACGTTTATGCGCCTGCGTATATCGTGGGGTGATCCCACGTAACCCTGACTGCGGAGAAAAACCCGATGACTTTGATGAATAGAACCGTCGTTTACATCCAATGGGCTGACACCCACCTGTCCGAAGGTGGCTGGCTAGATATGCAGTCCTATGAGGACGATGGTGAATGTCTCGTAGACACCGTAGGGTTCCTAATACCAGTCGGTGAACCAGGTTCCAAAGATAACCATGTGACTGTTTGGCAAACCATTTGCAAAGAAGAAGGCATCCACGCTATACATATCCCTGTAGCGATGGTCCGTGACATGAAAGCGATTGACTTGACAGTAACCGTGTCACACCCCTAGATTACAAATACAACTGCACAACCATAGGAGGAACAATGCAGAATCTACACACCATCCCCAAGCCAACACACGGCAGCCAAGACTGGCTTAACCTACGTTGGGCAAACGAAAAAGGTGAGAAACGAATCACCGCATCAGTAGCCGCAGCAATTCACGGTGAACACAAATACACCACACCAGCAGACCTAGCGGTAGAACTATTGGCATCCACACCCCCTGTGCCAACAGAACAAAACGATGCGATGCGTCGAGGCACAATCCTTGAAGGCCCACTCATGAGTTGGGCAGGCGAAATCTTGCACGACTTCATCGTGGAACCAGCAGAAATGTACTGCTACGAAGAAGCCGGTGTACGCCTCATGTCCACAATGGATGGTCGTTCAACTGTCGACGGAAAGTTTTATGAACTCAAAACATATAACAAGCGATGGACGGGACAACTTTCCCGAACCTGGTACTGGCAAGGAGTTCAGCAAGCGATATGCACAGGTAGTCACGAAATCCACTGGATCATTTTTGATAGCGACCTCCAACTCCAGTTCCATACACAGACCGTAACTAGCGACGAAAAACAGGTTCACATAGAAGCAGCCCGCAAATTCTTGGGCTTCATCGACATGGGCATGATGCCTGACGTGGCTGATCCCACCTATGACAACGCCAGTACGCTCTACCCCGAGGGTTACGGTAACACGGTCGTATTGGGGCATGAGGTGTATGCGAGTCTAGAACGATTGGCACAAGCCCGTGAACAGAAGAAGCAGGCTGAAGCTGTTGAGGAACTCATCAAGGGTGAGTTGGCGATGTTGTTGCAGGACGCTGAGTATGGTGCGATTGACGGTGTTCAGGTCGTATCGTGGAAGAACAGCAAACGCACATCGTTTGACACCAAGAAGTTTGAGGCAGAGCATCCTGCACTTGCAGAAAAGTTTAAGAAAACATCAACCTTCCGCACTATGCGGATCATCGCTAAGGAGGCGAAGTAATGAAACTAGAAGAAATCATCAGCAAGTACGGCGTACCAGACCCGAAGATCGTAGGCAAACTACCTAAAGGTGGGATGCAACTTGACTTCGTAGGTCACGCAGACACACAGAAAGCCCTGTCAGAAATTGACCCAACATGGTCGATGGAACCAGTTGCGTTCGACGAGTTTGGTTTGCCAGCGTTCCGTGTCGAGAATGGTATGGCACATATGGCCGCATGGATGACCGTTCTTGGTGTGCGTCGTTTAGGTGTCGGTTCGGTCCAGGCATCTAAGCCCGATCTCTATAAGGAACTCCTCTCCGATACCCTCAGAAATTGCGCCATGCGCCACAACGTTTATCTCGCACTTTGGTCAAAGAGTGAATGGGAAGATGTCACTTACACCTCATCAACACCTTTGGTAAAGTCTGCACCAGCAAAACCCGTTGACCCATTGGTGTCGATGGACAATATTAAGCGTTTCGTTGACACCTGCAAGAAGGAAGGGTTAGACCCAGATCAGGTGGCGAAGTCAGCGAAGATTGATCTTGCAGACCTGAGAGAATCGCAGATGCCACAGCTTCGCACAGCGTTCCGTTTGGCTGCAGACAGCAAGGCTCCTGTAGTTGAAGAAGATGTAGCGCAAGAAGATGAACTGCCACCAGAAATCATGGACGATTTCAACCCCAACTTCAAAAACACCGAGGAAGCAGTCGCAGCAGTAATCAATATGTTCTCTGCCGAAGAAGTGGTTGCTGAGTCAAAGAAGAACCACCCTGCTAACGGCTCGCCACAGATCAAAGAACCTGGCGCACCGGCAACAGCGAAACAGATCGGTATGTTCAGGGCTTTGGCATCAGGCAAAGGCATAGCAACCAAAGCAGAGCAACTGTCTATGGCATCAGACTCAACGGGCCGTGTCATCGAAGCATTGGAGTCTTTGACCAAGTCTGAGATTTCTGAACTCATCACCATCCTGAAGGCGTAAACGTGAAGTTTGCTTATGCTGACCCGCCCTACTTGGGGAACGGGAAGCGGAGGTATGCACCATTTCACGACAACTCAGAGCAATACGACACCAAAGACGCACACCTGCTCTTAGTGGATCGACTTGTTTCTGAATACCCTGACGGTTGGGCATTGTCATGCAACCCCAAAGACCTTGCATGGTTGCTGCCTGCTATGCCAGAAGATGTACGTGTCTGTGCTTGGACTAAAACATTCCACCAAATCAGAGTGAACGTTTCTGTGCAGTACGCATGGGAGCCAGTAATCCTGTGGCATGGTCGTGACGTTCGACATCGCAGGCCGATGACACGCGACTGGACAAGTGGCTGTATTGCCATGCGAAAAGGTTTGCCTGGGGCTAAACCCAAATACTTTTTTGATTGGGTTATAGCGATGCTTGGCTATGAAGATGGTGATGTTATTGATGACATATTTCCAGGCACAGGCGGCCTATCAGATGCGCTGGCAGTTTGGAGGTGGGACGATGGAACAGAACAGGAAGGATTACTGTGAGGGAAACAGAGACAAATGTACGGTTGACGGCTGCCCCAAGTTCGGAACTTTGGGACGTGAAGCTCGTGACGGTAAGCGACGGGTCAAAGGATGTAACGATCCTGTTGCTCGCGGAAAACGATCACGAACTAAAGGTGATAGCAAAGCTCGACGTGCTAGGAAGAAGTTGGGTCTTAGTGCGACAGGTAATGCAGGCACTCGCCATGAAGAACATTGGGGTGGCTACTTTCGTGTCGAAGTCAAAGCGGGCGCGCAGGTGGGTCCGATCGCTACTCGTTTCAACCAGGCTCGTTTACAATCTGAAGCATCAAAGTCGTTGGGTGACATACGACCTTTCGCGATGATTGCCATGCCTGATGGCAGTAGTGACGGTATCGTGTTAATGACATTGGATGAGTTCGCGGAACTGGTTTCCCTTATCTCATAAGCATTACCTAAAATTTGCTAGTCTTGGAGGACCGATGAGATCACTTGTACGGCTATTTGCCGTTGCTCTAGTAGGGACGATTACCTTCGGCAGTATGGTTCATGCTGCTGAAGCCCCTGCCAACCCTGCGAACCCGTCAGTATCGCCTCTCTCAGAGGCTTACAGAGCGTCTGACAAGGTTCTGGTGCTACCCGCCGAGGTCGTTCCGGAGGGTGTTCCGAAGGACAAATCGAAGCGTTGCCCCCAATGGGAAGGACACTTCGCAGAGTTCGGGCTACCAGTCCAAACGTTCTCATACATCGCATACAGGGAAAGCCGATGCAACCCGTCAGCCCATAACAAAACCCTGAATCGTAACGGTTCACAAGATAGGGGTCTCCTTCAGGTCAACTCGACCTGGGTTTCTGTAACGGCCAAACAATGTGCTTCACAAAGAGGCGATCTGTCGGTACTGTTTAATGTACGGTGCAACCTTGCGGTAGCCCGATACTTATACAGGAACGGCGGGCTGAGGCATTGGAATCTATAGACGAATATCAAGACGACAACGAGGGAGAAGAAATGTCGGCAGCCGAAGATTATTACAGTCTCGTCAACAACCAATTCGGTTTCACTGAGCAAGCAGCGTGTCGAGGAGCAGGCCCAGACCTGTTCTTCCTGAACGAAGATGAAAAAGGTGCGAACCATATCAAGCTTGCCGAGGCACGAACTGTTTGCTTTGGTTGCAAAGTAAAAAAAGAATGTCTTGACTTTGCTATGGACAACAACATAAAGTCAGGTATCTGGGCAGGAACAACACCACTACAGAGGAAGGCGTTACGACGTGAGTATAGAAACACCAATCGAGTTTGAGTTAGAGCAATACAAGGATCGCGTTGATGCGATGCAGATGGCGAACGAACTGTTGCGTGAGGAGCGTGACCGTTACAAGGATGCTGCTGACTCACTTCATACAGAACTAGAGGCTTGTCGAGCAACCCTGAAGCAAGCAGAGTCCGTTATCTCTAGACTGCGAAACCATATCGCGCAAGGCGTAGAACTTTAGTGCTGCATTGTGTGCAGTTCTCGACAGGCATTGGGTCTGCCGAAGTCGCTTTCAGAGTCCAGGATTTGGCTGCTTCCGATGACAGACTCGTTCTCTTGACAGCAGACACGATGGTTGAGGACGAAGATAACTGGCGTTTCGCTCACGAAGTTGTGGCAAAACTTTCACCACGTTGGGAATGGGTTGTCATCCGTGACGGAAGAACACCAATGCAGGTTGGCAGGGATCAGCGTTGTGTGCCGAACGACAGAATGGCTGTATGTTCCAAGATATTGAAACGCCAGGCATTAGATAGATGGATCAAACACAACTGCAAACCTGATAGTTCGATCATTTATTTAGGTTTTGACTGGACAGAGCCACACCGCCACGAGAGAGCGGCTCCATTGTGGGAGCCGTACACCATCGACTCGCCTCTAATGCGCGAACCATACATCGAGAAGTCTGCGCTTCTGCAAAAGTATCGAGAGTTGGGGATCGAGCCACCTCGTTTGTATTCTGTTGGCTTTAGTCACGCTAATTGCGGTGGTGCTTGTGTGCGGGGTGGGCAAGCTGCATGGAAGATGTTGCTTGACTGGAACCGAGATCGTTTCCTTGAATGGGAGAACGAGGAAGAAGCAACAAGAACATACCTAAACAAAGATGTGGCCATGTTAAAAGAAACCAAGCAGGGTAAAACCACACCATTAACTTTGCGTAGATTTAGAGAACGTCTGGAGGATCAACCGACCATGTTTGATAAGGAAGATTGGGGTACGTGCGGCTGCTTTATGGATGAAAATTCATGACTACATTTCCCGCTGTAGCAATCCTAGAGAAGTTGGGCGCGAGTGAATCGCACTCATCTGTTGCCGAGAAACTAGGGACAGAACGCACCACCGTTTACCATTGGCGTTGGTACAACACACAGTTATCGCCGTGGGCTGCCGACAGGTATGCAGTCAAACTCGGCTTTCATCCATCTGAAATCTGGGAAGATTGGTTTACAGCATGAGCAAGCCGTTACGCATATTGTCTTTGGGTGCTGGAGTTCAGTCAACCACGTTGCTTTACATGATGATTCATGGCGAGATCGAGAAACCAGACCATGTTATTTTTTCGGACACGGGGTGGGAACCAGTACCGGTGTACGAACACCTAGCGAAACTGGAACTCTTGATGAATCAGCATGACATCCCTTTCCATAAGGTGTCGGCTGGAAACATAAGGGAGGACGTTCTGAAAACTGACGGATCTCGTGTTGCTTTGCTTCCGACCTACATGAAGAACCCTGACAACACTAAAGGGATGATGCAACGCCAATGCACAGCGGAATACAAAATCAATCCTGCCATGCGTAAGCACCGCGAACTGGTTGGTCTGAAGCCAAAACAACGCAGCAAAGAACATTTGGCTACAACTATTTTTGGTATTAGTTACGATGAAATTCAACGCATGAAAGACCCACCTTTTAGTTGGTTAAGAAATGAATACCCACTAATTGACATGAAGATCACTCGACAGATGTGCCTGGATTGGTGTGCCAAACATGGTTATGAACTTCCACCGAGATCAGCTTGCATCGGATGCCCGTTCAAATCAGACCACGAGTGGCGACTTTTGCGCGACACAATGCCTGACGCTTGGGAGGATGCGGTCAAGTTTGACTATCAGTATCGCGACGCTGTGAAGGCCAGGGGAAAGTTGTCAAGTGTTCCGTTCTTGCACAAATCCCTAATCCCGCTAGACCAAGTCGATCTGCGAACTCAAAAAGAAAAAGGACAATTTGCCTTATTTGGTGATGACCAATTCAGTCAAGAATGTGAAGGGATGTGCGGTATATGACACCAGCACTAATCGAACTGTTCGTTGATCGTTTGTGCGGGATGTATCCGACAACGAATATCGCACGAAACACCGTGAAGAACGCCTGGGTTAAAGACGAGATGCTTCTCGACGCTTCCGAAGATGACGCGAAAACCGTACTCAAAATGGCTGAATCATTAGGCCACTACCCGAACCAGTATGAAGTGAAATCATTATTCCAAAAGGTAATGGGTGTACGCCAAGCAGAGGTGGGTTGCGAAAAATGTGACAGCACTGGTTTTGTATATACCGATTCCGATTTCGAGAACGACTCAATCAAAACCCGTTATGTGAAGTTCTGTGATTGTAGGACTTTCTGATGAAGGGCGAACACTGGTCTTGTCCAAGTTGCCAGCAGCGCATGATAACCCATGTGCAGGTTAAAGAACCACCGAAGTGCAACAACAAACACAAACAAGTAGAAATGGTGAGGGTGAAATGACATTCGATGAATGGATTAAGTTCGGTTATGACATGGGGTATTGCAGTCCACCAGTCTGTTCTACTCACGATGGTGTCCCCAGTACTGCTCTTGAAGATGAAATCTGGGAACAGGGGGATGACCCATGCCTTCACGTTGTACGGCTTTATAACGGCATTGAAGAAAAGAAAAGTGTCGAAGCTAATTTCAGTCCTACCGTCTGGAGGGCTGAAGATCTTGGTTGGATTTAGTAAGAGGAACCGCCTCGACCCTTCGGGGTAGAGAGGGGAGGCGGTTCCAATGGCGGCGACACGGTCACGGGTAGGTACCCCGCAAGCGTTTAGTTGTTGCCTTACCTCTGTTTAGGCTATCTGTCGGACACTCACCCCAACAAATCCGTTCCCGATAATGGCAGCGTTTGCGCTTTCGATATTGGCAAAGAGATACCAGAACCGCTGAGCGTCGGTAAACGTCTGCCCCTGCCAACGATGATCCCCCGCCCATACGCGCCCGTCGCGTTCACGCACCAGAACCCACCGACCAGCAGAAGGTCGAGCATGGCGTTCCAATGTTGCCACTCTCACGCGCTTCACCGTGTTGCGGACTAATCTTTTCCACCTCATACGAGACCCACGACGGCCTTCATGCCTTCGGCGGTAATCGTGCAAACCTGTTGCTCTACCCCTGCGCTAGAGATACGTGTTTCCCCTGTCGGCATGATGTAACCAGCCTGGCGAAGTTCCCCGCACCGCTTCCAATAGCAGCACTTCGGAAGCAGAGCAAGCCCGCTTGCCTTTCCTGCTTCTTCGTCGGTCAGGTCATGAGTGCGAAAGTACTCAACCAAAAGCTTGGCGCGTTGTGACCCTCCTCGAACGGTCATCGACTGTGCGCCTGCCTTCGACGTTGCCTTATCGTTGCGGCGTACACCTAGCCACCCGTTCGCATGACCGATTGCTGCCCATTCGTCGTAGTTCATTGTGACACCTCCCTGATCTCGGCAAGGTCGAAGTCTCGCGCATGATCGAGCCCAATTTCCCCAACCAGGTCCTCCCAAGAAAGAACCTGTATTTCCTCTACGTCATCAGTCGTAACCAGGAAACATATTTTCGTTAGGTTTGTTGAGAGTTGATTTTTTGGTTGCCACTCCGCCTCATAGGTTTGCATTTCCACCTTTAGCCCGTCGTCGTTTGTGTAATAGGTAGTCATTGATCTCCCCCGTCGTCGTATGTTTCGCTAATAAATAGGTAGGCCATAAGTACGGCCCGTAGTTCGTCGTATGTCATTTTAAATCCTCCCAATATCCAGAAACCTCATCCATTACTGACGTTGCCGTGGTCAAATGTGTGTCTGTTCCACCGTTGACCTCTGTTCCTTCGTTGTCGTTCACCGCTTCCTCGGCTTGCTCTGCCGTGTCTGCTTCGACCTCAACTATTCGATAGTTTGTCCACTCCTGGATTACGCGATAAATTGCCATGTCTCCCCCTTTAGTATGTTTCCCAATAGTCTGCGGCGGTAGGTAGAACTACCTCTTGGTCATGTGTTTCGAAGTTCCATCGATACCACGTCAAACGCTGACCACATGAACACTCGACGGGCGTGAACGCATCACAAGCCCCATTCCAACCGCTGTAACCAGGATTTGATTTCGCGCACTCGTCTGAGCAATAGTAAAACGCCCCAACGATGTCGACGTTCCCCTCCGTGTCTGTTTCATATACCTCTACTCTGTGTGCCATTACTGAGCACCTCCCGATGCTGTTTTTGTTTAGCCACTGTGACTAAATCGCGCCCGCCGTAGTCGTGAACTACGCGCCCCCTGCGGGGAACGGGCTACCTACTACCAACCGCGGCGGGTGATTTGATCCCTCCGGCGTTGGACTATCTCGCGGGTGCGGGCTGCACGTTCTGCGGGTGTCGGCCGACGGTCGAGCCACGCCTGGAAAATGTACGCCCCCCACAAGGGGAAGCACAAGAGCAACGCCCCTGCACCAATCGCTAGAAGTTCGCGGATCATGCCTCCCACCTTTCCACCTCGTCGGACAATTTCGCGATAATCTCGAACAATATCCGGAACTGATCCAACAGATAGCCTTTCATGTTTGCGGCGTATGTCTCGCCCGTTTCGGCACGTATCGCGGCCTCCAGTAGTGCAGTGGCCTTGTGGGGGTCACCGCCGCATATTTCGCGGTTCATGTCTAGGGCAATTTGCCTGTAGTCGATCCTCATCACTTGCCCCCCTTCTGTGCTCTGACGATGTCCATCAATGACACAACCTTGACCGAATGGGCGGGGCGTTCGTAGTCCCACCCCTCGGAAATCATGTCGACCAATTTATCCATTACCCGCGCCGACAATTCACACGCAAAGGAGGTTTTCCACCCGTCAAACTCACACGCCTGATATTGGTAGCACTTGACCGCACCCATCGCCCGTGTGACGCTTGCGTCGTCAATCGTGACCCGCTGCCATGTGTAGCCCTCGGAGTAGTAGCCGCACATTTCCACCCCGTCGGAGTAACGCGCCGTGAGGCTCTTAACGTTGGCGTCAATCAATTCACGCCCAAGAGCGTCGGCGGTTTCGTAAGTTGCGCGGGTGACGTTGTAACCCCCGCGGCCTTCTGTTTCCTCCAAAAGCTGGCTATCCATTGGTAAATCGCCGTATGTGTAGACATATGGAGAACGGCCGCCAGGACTGCCCCAATCGATTAACACGGAGACCATGAGGTCTATCGTGTCTTTGTTGACTTGGTATGCACTCATTATTTCTACCCTCTTTCATGTTTGAACAGATACACCGCTGCACCTGTGAGAGTGAGACTACCCCACCACTCGCGCCCGTGTCAACCTATGACGGTTACACCCCCGAACGGGGCAACACGGGCAACCGCTAACTCTGCGGGACTAACGTCGTAAATTTCGTGCTGTTGGTTTTCTTGTCAAACTTGACCGCCGAAATGAAACGGAGACCACAGGAAGCCTCATACCACTCGTGGAGTTTGTCGGCCATTTCTCCAGGCGTACCGCTGAAAGTTTCCCATCCGTTCTCGGTGAAGTAGTCGGCCTCGTGTTTGTCCGTGGCTATGTATATCTTGTGGCACTCGTCAAACCCGATGAGTTTCGCCCTCTCGGTGTACTTGTAGACCTTTTGCCATGCGGCCATTGTGTCCATGATTTACCCCTTTATATGTAAGCCCGCACCGCTGCGGGACTGATTGACACACTCAATATATAGACACAGTGACACGATGTCAAGCCACGCGGCGAGAATATATCAGCCACAACTAGAACGGATAGAGACCGCCTGGAGTATCACGAAACGAGATAGGCGGACCTCATACATTGTTACTCATCGGTAACTTACCCGTCGGTAACAAGCTGAGCGCAGGGGGTAGGGGGTCAACCACTGTGAGTAGTCGTCACTCTCCGTGGTTAACTGACCACAAACTCCAGGGCGAACACCCGTTCGGTCAAATCGCGGGGCGGGGGTATGCCGAGGCACGTAGGGGTATAGATATATATATGGGTGTGTCTCTGTGTGTGGTTTTGTGACCACTTTGAGTGGTGGCTCTAGAGGGGTGTGCGGGGTGGTTCAGGTCACTGTGGGTGGTCAACGGCTGCTTCTTTCTGGAGCATGGTTTGACCTTTGGGGTGGTCGAGGATTTTCACATACGTGTGTGTATGTCGAATTCCTGTGAGGTAGGGAATGTGTGTTGCTCCCCCCACGGTTCGCTCAGAGAGCAGGTCGCCGTAGCTAGTTTCTTTTAGCCGACACCTTGTATTGATTTGTTTACCCCTGTGAGGATCGCGTGTGCGGCTCTTTTGACATATAGGGGTCGATCCCCGTTTCCGGTCACGTTTCGCGTTCCCACCCTGCTGTCACTGTTTTGTGGGGTCTAGCGCATGGTTGCCTGGTGTCTCCCGACATTCAGGGCTTGATGAAGTTAGTTTGAGTGTAGCACACCTTTTTGTTTTTTGGTGGCCCATCGTTCGGCTTGTTTTTGTGCGTTGCGGAGGAGTGCTTCGTCTGAGAGTGGGCGGGCTGGTTTTAGTTCTTTGCGGCGCATGATGCGTCCTGATGTTCCTAACTGTTTGCCCATGTGTCTGAGTGTATCAAGTGTTGGTGGGTGTGAGGAGGACCGGAGCGATCCAGTTCATTTAAGTGCTGTTGCTCTACGGCACACCCACCAACGGTGGTAGATTATCAGAACAATGACAGCAGGGCGTAGCGGGCGACGACAAGTTCCACCACAAGATATCGCAAGATATTGGCAGGCAAGAGCTTCGGGTATGTCGATTAAAGACGCAGCCAAAATTGCTGGTGTCCACTACAACACCGCACAGGGCTGGGACGCTAAGAAACGTAAAGCAAAAGCAGAACTTGAAATAGCCAAACTCGACGAGGGTAAGACTAGGTCGAAGGTTGGTGGGGTTCAGGCTGATGCTTGGGCGAAGGTGATGGATGTTTCTGATTTGCCACCTGTTATCCCGTATGACCGTTTATCGGATGAGGCTAAGCGTGGGTTAGAAGATTTCGATTATTTCAGGCGCAGATATTTGGGGCGTATCCCGTCGCCGTGGCAGGTGGATGCCGCATACAAGATTGAGGATTATTTGTTGTCTAACGATAAACAGTTTGTGGTGTTGAACTGTCCCCCAGGTGCAGGTAAGTCCACCTTGTTTCATGATATTGCTGTGTGGCAGATTGTGAAGAACCGCAAGATTCGTGTGATGATCGGCTCTGTTTCACAGTCTTTGGCGAAAATGTATTCCCGTCGTATTCGTGAAACCCTTGAACGCCAGTTCCCATTGGACCCTGACCCTGTGCTGATCGACAAAGGTTTAGCGATAAAAGCGGAAGCGTGTTTGGCGATTGACTACGGTAGGTTTAAGCCTTCAACTTCAGGGTCGTTGTGGCGGGCTGAAGAATTCATTGTTGAACAGGAGGACATGGGTGGGTTGGATAACAAGGAACCAACTGTTTCTGCTTACGGTATTGAGTCTGAATTCATTGGTCATCGTGCCGATCTATGTTTGTTTGACGACGTTGCATCACCGGAGAACGCTAAAGAATCTGCGGCAAGAGACAAACTCATTGAGAGATGGGATTCAATGGCTGAAGCACGAGTCGATCCAGGCGGTTTGCTCGCCGTCGTCGGACAACGACTTGGACCTTTGGACCTCTACGCTCATTGTCTCAGCAAAGTCACCTACGAAGATTTCGAGGACGACTATGACGGATCAGATACAACGGACATTTCACAGAACACGGAACCGTTAAAGAAACAAAAATATCATCACCTGATTTATAAAGCGTATTATGAGGATTTGGATATAGGGCTTGCGTCTAAACGGAACTCATCCCCTGCATGGCCTAACGGACCACTCCTAGACCCGCATCGTTTGTCTTGGAAAGACCTGTCGTACATCAAACATTCCAACCCATCCAAGTTTGCGGTTGTATATCAGCAGGAAGATCAAGCTGAAGGTAACTATCTGATTGAGCGTGTGTGGGCTACGGGCGGGATCGGGCCTGACGGGGTGCTGTACCCAGGCTGTGTGGACAATGAGCGTCGCCCAGGTCACGTACCCCACAACCTTCAACCCCCATTGATCTCGATTGCCAGTGTTGACCCGTCGCCAACCATGTTTTGGGCTATCCAATGGTGGATATATCAGCCTGAAACCAACCTGCGGTTCCTGATTGACGTGGAACGAGTCAAACTTACAGCCGAACAGTTACTCGGTTTTGACACTACGACCCGTGACTATTCAGGGATCATGGAAGATTGGCAGAACAGGGCTATGGACATGGGCTACCCGATCTCACATTGGGTAGTTGAGGTCAACGCAGCGCAACGATTCTTGTTGGCACATGACTTTGTTCGCAAATGGCAGTCCCGACACAACGTAAATGTGATCGCACACACCACTAGCCGTAACAAGATAGACGAAAACCTTGGTGTGGAAGCGTTGCTTCCACAGTTGTTCCGTTCCGGTGCGATCCGAACCCCATCTATGCGGGAAAACTGGAAAACCCTTGCCTTCATCGAAGAACATTCGTCGTGGACTAGGGATAAGAAGAACGGTACTGACCTTGTGATGGCGTGTTGGATGGCGATGTTGCATTTACCGAACTTGTCACCGATTAGTCGGCCACAAAAGAAATGGCGACCTTCTTGGCTGGTGTGATAACTTGTATCTAAATGCTGTCTACAGAGGAAATCGTCCAACTCTACGAACAACGCCGTAGAAATCAAGGTCCTGTTCAAGAGCAGATGCGTCGTGTACGCGATCTAGCCAACGGTGACGTAATCGTTCCACTAAACGAACTGGATAAGAACGCTAAATCCTCGGTAGCAAACCTGTTGGTACAAGGCTTGGATCAGATGTCTATGCGTGTGACATCAACAATGCCATCCCCATATTTCCCACCAATCAAAGAAGGCTCGGAACGGTCCAAGTCCTCTGCCCGTATGCGTAAACGTGCGATGTTGTCTATTTGGGATCACAACCGTATGCAGATGAAGATGCGTCGTCGCGCACGACACCTACTCGGCTACTCACAGTCAGCTGTAGTTATCAAACCTGACTTCAAAACTTTGATGCCTGTGTGGTCTGTGCGTAACCCGTTAGACACTTTCGCTGCACCAGTAGATGATCCTGATAACCCGACCCCAGATGACTGCATTTTCACGTATCGTGCCAGCGCAAGCTACCTGCTAGAAAACTATGGCGAACTTGTATTAGGGAAATTGCGTTTAGGAAAAATTGCTGCCGACACCAAATACACGATGCTCGAATATGTTTGCTCAGATTCCATTCAACTCATCGTTCTAGGTGCAGAAGACTCCCCGAACCTAACAGTTGGTGAACGTGCAGGTATTGAAGCGATGATGCTTGAATACATCCCGAACCGTACAGGTATGCCACTAGCAATCGTTGCTAACCGCATCACCCTAGACAAGCCACGTGGACAGTTTGATGGTGTGATGGGAATGTATTACACCCGCGCACGACTACAAGCCTTAACCGAGATCGCTATTGAGCGCGGTATCTTCCCTGAAGAATATCTAATCGCTCGACCTGGTGAGAACCCTGAAATTTTGCAGGTTGCTGATGGTAAAGCCGGACAACTTGGTGTTGTGAAGGGTGGCGACATTCAACAGTTGCAACTCAACCCAGGCTATAAGACCGATACTGCACTTGATCGTTTGGAACGACAGGAACGTTTAGAGGGTGCGATCCCTGCCGAGTTCGGTGGAGAGTCAGCATCCAACATTCGTACTGGTCGCCGAGGTGAATCCGTGTTGTCAGCAACGGTTGACTTCCGTGTGCAAGAAGCACAAACCACGTTTGAACAATCCATCTTAGAAGAAGATAAGGTCGCTATCGCTATCGAGAAAGCGTATTGGGGCAACCAACAAAAGTCGTTTTTCTTCGGACGCAAATCATCTGTCGGTGAAGAAACCTATACACCAAACAAACTTTGGCAAACAGATTTCCACTATGTCGCATACTCTGCGGCAGGCTCCGATGTGAACTCGCTGATAGTCGGCCTCGGTCAACGACTCGGAACAGGACTTATGTCTAAAGAATCCGCTCGTGAAGCCGACCCGCTTATCAGCGACCCAGACTTAGAACATGACCGCATTATCGCGGAAGGAGTAGAGAGTGCTTTACTTGCGAGTATTCAACAACAGGCTGCGGACCCTAATGGTCCGTATCAGCCAGAAGATTTGGCATATCTAACAAAGCTTGTTGTTGAGCAGGATGTTCCGTTGTTTGATGCTGTGCGTCGCACCGATCAACGCGCTAAGGATCGTCAAGCAGCACAAGCACCACAAGGTTCACCTGAAACAATGCCAGGTCTAGCGATGCCAGGTATGGGTGGAGAAATGATGGGTGGTCCACCACCGCAGGCAGGTCCACCGCCGATGGATCAACTACTCGCACAACTAGGAGGGTAAGTGAGCGACATTCAAGCAGGAACAAACCGTGTAGCAATCCAAGCTGCAACAGGTCAAACTTACGGTAAAGCAACAGAGCAGCGCAATGCCCAGCGTGCTGTACCTATGGGCGCACCACCGACGGAAGCACCACAGATTCAGCGTCCTGTACCTGGAACTTTGGGTGCGTTAACTCGACCAACGGAACGACCAACAGAACCTATTACTGCTGGCGCACCGTTCGGTATGGGTCCAGGTCCAGTCGGTGCAGGTATCCCACAACCTGTTGGAGATAATGCTTTGGAAGAACTACGGATGATTTACCAAATGTTCCCTAACGATGATCTAGCGGATTTGATTGACTCATACACCCGTGATGGTTTGTAATGCCATCATCATTTATTGATGCTGTTTCCGAGCAGCGAATCAACGATTACATAACAAATAGAAATCAACAGCACACCCTTTACCGCACTAACGCAACTCCAGAGATGGCTCAGGCCGCCGCAAAAATTTATCGCAATAGCCCGTGGCTTACCCCAGGTCAGGTGTTGGCTTTGGCTAAAGGTAACGCTTCACCGCAAGCCGTTGAACTTGCTTCGCAAGCACAATCAAACCTTGTACCTAAACTTCTTGACCCACAGAAACCTAAGAAGCAATCTTGGTTTGAACGCAACGTGTACGGCAAGATTAAGGAAACTTCGCGCTGGGGTTTTGCTTCTTTGCAATTAACAACAGATTTGGCTACTAACGTTGCTTCGGAAATTTTTTCAGAAAATGATCCTGCTGGATTTGATGGATGGTTTAAGTCAACAAACTTGGGAACAATGTTGGCTGATTCTGATGAAGCCGGTACTGGATGGTTTATTGGTGGTACGGCAGAAGAAAAACAGTCTGAACGCGCTCGACAATTCCGTGGGACAATTAACGGGAACGCTTGGTCTATCGGTCGTGGAGCAGCCGCAGGAGTCTTTATTCCTGGTTCAATGCCATATAACATAATGTCAGGTTTTCTTGACGCTGCTGTGACCATCGTTGCCGACCCAACCATTATTGGTGGAAAACTTTCAGCACCGTTAAAAGCACAACGCGCTACGATTAAGGGTTTACAAAGCGCGGAAGAAATTACAGCAGCAACAAAGATTGCCAACGCTGGTACACGTGCTTTGGCTGGTTTATCAACGTCAGAGCAAGCTGCTTTTGATGGTTCAAAGTTTATGAAATTTATGAAAACGGATCGTCGGGCTGTGCGTCTTGTGGAATCTCTTGCTGATCCAGCAAATGACGATCCTTACAAGATTATGCGTGATGTTTTTGATTTCAAGATTGACATGGACACGGCGAAGGCGCTTGCTAATGCTGGATCAAAAGACCAGATTTATGCGTTGCTTGGTGAACAGTCAGCGATCTTGGACAATGTTTCTAAGGGCATAATGCCAACCGATATTCGTGACATTCGTGGAGCAAAATGGGGAACCGTTGTTAAAGAACGAATCCCAATGTATAACAACTTCAGGCAATCAAGATTGTTGTCAGAAGTACCGGACAGTCTTGTTATTCATGGCTCTAGCGCGGATCGTGTCAAAGCGGTAAAAGATTACGGCAATTACTTGAACACCATCAAGGGTGGTTTTACCGATACCCCTGAAGGTGAGAAGTTGATGCGACAAGTCTTTGACGCTTACTCAGATACTTCAAAGGCTGGTGTCGACGCTGCGCGTGATGCTTTTGATGAAACCGTAAGAACGTTAATGAAATCCGAAGGTGCTGATCCTTTCCTTGTCGATGAGGTTTTTAAGAAAGTTCTTAACAGTATTGATGAAACTAAAGCATATTTTGTTGATGAAGCAGGTGACGCAACCGATGCGGGATTTGTGCAACAACTTATTTCTAGTGGTGTTATTGATAAGACACAATTTGGGAATTTGACCCAACAACAGATTGACCAATTTAGGTTGGTGGGTCCAGGCTCTATTGTCGAGTTGTTGAACTCAGCCCACGTTCTTCCAGACATTCGTGCTGTTCGTCGAATGACAGCAAACCCTGTTGTGAAACGTGCGGTTATGCAAGCGAAAAATGGCGACCAACGCGCTGCCGTGGAGATCGCAGACTATTTGCAGAACAAAATTTGGAAACCAATCACCCTTGCTACTGGTGGTTACATCATGCGAAATATGTTTGATGCCCAAGTGCGTATGGCAACAATCGGAAAAGACGGTTTCTTTAACCATCCTTTGCGTTATATCCAGTGGGCTATGAACGAAAAGGGTGCAGAGCGGATTATTGGTCGTGATTTTGATGACTTCATTAAGTCAACCGTTAGCGGGTTTGATGATGCCACAGATTATTACGCAGAAGCGATGAAGATTTCGTTGGGTAAAAGCCTTGACGATATTGTTCCATCACAAATCCGTTTGGTTAAGAACGGTTCATACAAGATTGTTAGCCAAATGTCAGAACCCGAATTGTGGGTTACAGGTTTACGTGATGAGATTATCCAAATTTCTAAGGACACATTGGAGAACGCTGTCGCTAAGGGCATTTCAACAGATGACTTGATTACCTATTTGCGTAATGATCCGAAGGGCCGTGAGGCATTGAAGCAGGTTGAGGACTATTTGCGTGGTGGAATCAATCTCGCCAAAGAGAGCGGATATTCGCAGAAGGTCAAGATAACAAATGTTACTGATGATGTTCTGAAGGAATGGATTGACAAGCTGGCTAGGGGTCGTGTGCTAGTTAAGACTGGTGGCGATGAAGAACTGATGATGGCTATTGCCTACAAGCGTGTTCCTTTGGCAGATACTTTTGATAGTGCTGTCAAGGTAACTGGCAAAACTGTTGAACTTGATGGTGTGGTGCGAACTGTTTTGGATGGACCGCAAACACCAGGTAGAGGCTCTTTGGTTGACATGGGTGTTGACCCAACTACCAAGAAACAAATACTTGCTGTTGTCACCAACGAATCGGGTGGAAGATGGCAGTTACAAAGTGTTTCAACAAATCAGTTCACTGGTGTTGGTGTTGAGGCAGACGAATTGGCTCGCGGTCGAACTGAACTGACCAAGATGATCCAAGACAAGAAAAAGGTTCCGAACAATCTTCCAGCAAAAGTGAAGTATGCTGAACGGAACGTTGTCAACGAAGCCAAGAACCCGTTGGACAAGATGTTGCGTAGAGGAACCGACTGGTTCTTCCACCAAATCTATGAAAGCAAAGTGGTCAACAAGCTTGAGCGATCACCTGTTTACCGTCAGTTCTACTATGAGCAGGTAGCAAAGAACGTTGACAGTCTGACACCGGCTGAGGCAACCAATCTTGTTAAAAACATTAAGGATCAGGCTTTTGCTTTGGATGAGATGAAGCCGTGGGATTATGTCGGCAGCAAGGCAAACTGGAAGCAGATACAAAAACTTGCAGGCGAGGCGCGAGGAACAGGAACTATCAAAGACCTTGACGATTTTGCTGGTCTGACCGCGCTTAACGCCACAAAAGAAGCGTTGTTCAACGCAACTGAGCGTAACAACCTTGAAGATATTATGCGTATCGTCATCCCGTTCGGTGCAGCATGGCGTGAAGTTGTTGGCACATACGCAAAGTTCCTGGTTGAGGACCCAAGTCGTATCCGTCGCGCACAACTCTTATTCAAAGGTGCAACAGACTTTGACCCAGATGGAAACGGTCGAGGATTTTTCTACAAAGACCCAACCACAAAACAGTATTCGTTCAACTTCCCGCTATCCGGTGAACTAGCGAAACTTGCTACTGGCATTAACGCACCGTTGCAGGGAACTGTGAAACGTGTGTCTGTTGGTTTGGACTGGCATCCAGCGTTAGGGCCTGTAGGTCAGATCGCTGCCGACAAAATCATTCCCGATACCCCAAAGTTTGATGGAATTGTCAGCATCCTTATGCCTTATGGTCGTGGGACAACAGCATCGTTGCTTCCTTCATGGGCGAAAAAACTTCAGTCCGCGATTGAAGCAGACCCATCAAAACTGGAAGGCATCTACGGCAACACTTATATCGACACGATGCGGGCGTTGGCTGCTTCAGGTGACTACAACCTAGATACGCCTGAAGGTCAAGAAGAACTGATGTCTGACGCTAAAGGCAAGGCACGTATTTTGACTGCGATGCGGGCTATTGGACAGTTCATTGGACCTACCGCACCTGGCACAGAGTTTGAAATACCTACCAAAGATGGCGACATCATGGCATCACAACTCATCCAAGAGTTCTACAAGCTACAGGCAGATAACTATGACACCGCCGTTGGTGAGTTCTTGCGTATCTACGGTGAGGATGCGTTGCTGTATCTGTCATCCAAATCAAAGGCAACTGTTGAAGGTTTGGAAGCAACCAAAGAGTTCGGTGATTGGGAACGAACCAATGGTGATGTCATCAAGGCTTACCCTGACGTGGCAGCGTTCTTTGCGCCTGGTGGATCAGACTTTGATTTCCAAGTATGGCAACGCCAAATCAAGGGTGGTAAGCGTGTCCGGTTGACCGACAAGCAGGTTATCGAGCAAGCCCAATACCGTTTGGCTTCATCACAATACAAGGCTTATCGCGCACAGGTCGGGGCATATCCGAACGAGGAGCAACGAGCATGGCTCAAAGGTATCCGTGTTGAGTTGAACAAGAAGTATCCAGGTTTCCCTGTTGTCCCTGTGTTCACGGTGGGTGAGTTTGAAAAGAAAATCGTCCAAATGAAAGACGCTATTGCTGATCCGCGTCTAAAGGATAATGATGTGGCTAAAGCGGTTAACACTTATTTCGGTTATCGGGATCAGGTTCTTTCACAGTGGATTGCTGCTGGTGGATCGGCACAAGGTTTGGCTACATCTAAGTCTGCTGAGCCGTTGCGAGGCTATTTGACTAGCATTGGTGATGCGCTTGCCTTACAAGTTCCAGATTTCGGGCGTGTTTGGGAACGTGAATTACTATCTGAGGTAGACCAATGAGCATGACACCAAACCAAGCACAGCCAGCACCACCTGTTAATCCTGACCCGTTGAACGTGGGGCCTGCACCAGTTGTCGTAACTGGTGGTAACAAGAACCAGCCAGTCCCCCGTGAAGTTACAGGTGTTGCGCCTGCCATACAATCACAAGTTCCGTTAACACAACGAACCACCACAGGAAAATACCTGTATTCAGGAACATTTCTTGCTAACGCACAGGGTCAGGTTTATCGTGCGGCATATGACCCTGCATCTGATCCTGTCACTGAACTAGCAAAACTTAATTCAACTGAGCGTTTAGGGTTGTTGACCGAGTTGTATCAGCGTGGTTTCTATGACGGAAAAGGCAAGCCTTCAGACAATGGGGATTCCCCTCTTGATACCAAAGCGATGCAAGAGTTTTTGCTTACCTCCAACACTTATGGTTATGACTGGCAAACATCGTTAAACTTTGTACGCCAAGAGTTCCCTGTCAGGGGTGGTGGCGGTTCAGGTCGCAAGGCAACATCATCAGTTGATTTGGGTCGCGCATTACAGGATGAGTCTTTCGCGATGTTGGGTCGCAAACTCAGCAAAGAAGAACTACGCCAAGCGATTCGTTCTGTTCAGTCAAAGGAAGTTTCAACCGATACTTCTACGGGTACTCTTGTTCAGATGGCCCCACAGCAAGCTGACCCTACACAGGCCCAGGCTTACGGGTTTACTCGCGCTGCTGACATAGTTTCTCAAATGCTTAGGAATGGTGGATAATGAGTGACTCAGGTTTAGAACTTAGTGGTTCGGAGTATTCAGCCAGCTTGATGTTTGCTGGCAACGAGGTTCCACCTCCTCCTACCGAGCGAACCTCTGCCGAAATTGAACAGGAACTAAAAGAAGTTAAAGCCTTGTTCAAGGACTTGGAGAAAGGTTTTGGGAAAACAACGCTTGCTTCTTTCCCTACTTTGTCTGCATTTGAATCCGCTAAGGCACAGGCGTACACGCTTATCAACGAGACTTTGCCCGCCGAACTCAAAGAACGTAAAGATTGGGACAAAAGGTATCGCGTCAAAGTCGCAGGGCTTTTCGGTACTGGTGTCAATGAATACACCGTTCTTTCCGCTGATGATGTGTACCAGTATCAGCAGTTGTATAAGGCTGCAACAGACCCTAATGATCCTGAACTTAAAGCGTATGACGCTGCTGTAAAAGCCGTTAACGATTTGCGTAACAAGATCAATACTCCTGGCAGCAAAGAATCAAAACTTCCACCGCAGGAACAGCAACTTCTAATTGCTTCAAAGTTGAAAGAAGTTCAACCGTTGATTACTCCGCGTGTGATCGAGTTGCGTTCGCAGAATATCCCTCTTGAAGTTGACAAGTCTGGTCGAACTCTAAGGTCAACAAGTTTCCCGTTGGTCGGTCAGATTGATACGCAAATCAATCGTGCGATTAACGAGGGTGTCCGTATCGCTGAACGTGTTTATGGGACTCGGAAGCCGACAGCGACTTTGTATGGTCAGCCAGCAGAACTAACAACCGTTCGCGATCAACAACAGACAGCACAACTTACAGAGTTTATGGATCGTGCGGACACGTTGCGTGGTCAAACACCTTCGCAGGCTGGAGCGCAACCAATCACCTACACGCAACAACCAGCCGCTACTGGTGGTCAACCTGCTTCTGCAACTGTCACACCTACGGGTGCTTCACAACGGGCTATTAACGCTCAGTCTCAACGCTTTGCAGCTATGGCTGGACAAACCCCACCACCACCTCCAGGTGGAGGCGCGGGTGCTGGCGCGGGTGCTGGAGCAGGTGCAGGCGGTGCTGGTGGTGGTGCGGGAGCGGGTCGCGTCGGAGCAGGTGGAACCATCGGTGGTGGCACAGCAGAAACACCAAATTTCAAAGTCGGTGACTGGCAAGCAGTATTGCAAGATCAGTTCCCTGGCTACTCAAAAGATTGGTTAGATTCTAACGCCACAACCCATTTCGGTCAGGACATGATTAACCTGATGATTGAGGCTGCTAAGCCAAACGGCAGGTTCATGGGTTTAACGACCGATGCTTCGGTTGCTGCGTTTCAGAAAGCAATCAAACAAACTACTTATTGGCAGACCACTGAAACTGCTGCAAAGAACTTTGACCAAGCAATCGGTGTTGACCGTGACCGGATCATCAACAACAAGAAAATAGAGATCGCTAACTCGTATGGTGATGTGTCATTTGATGATGCAACTTTGACCCAACTTGCGACTAATGCTGCACGTTTAGGTTTGACTGGTTTGGGTTTGCAACAGGCTGTTTATGCTGGTGCGTTGAAGCCTGGTGCTGGTGGCGCACAGACAGCGTTGGCTAGTCGAGTGTTGCAGGGTGCTGACGCTGATCGTATTCGCAGTATTGGTCGTGCATGGAACACCAAGATTTCTGACAGCCAAGTGCAAGCAATTTTAACTGGTAAAGCTGATCCTGCTACTGGCATCGTGTTGACTGAGGATGGTTTGCGTGAACAGTTGCAAGCGAAGTGGAAGGGTGCTATGCCTCATCTGCGTGACCAGTTTGATGCTGGTTTGACTTTGGATCAGATTGGTTCTTCATACAAGACTTATGCTTCACAGTTGTTGGAGAAGCCTGAGGATCAGATCAATATGTTTGAGGGGCCGTATTTGCAGGCGTTTGATAACGGTGAGGGTGGTCAGTTGTCGTTGTCTCAGTGGATTGAGAAGGTTAAGACTGATGACCGTTTCGGGTGGCAGTATACGAAGCAGGCTAATCAGCAGGCTACGGATGTTGCTTTGACTTTGGCTAGAGCATTTGGAAAGGTGAGCTGATGAGTGACGTTGGTTTTGGTGGGGTTGATTTTAGTTTTGCTTTTGACGAAAACTTCAATAGGGATTTAGCGGCATATTTCCAGACTCCTGAAGGTCAAGCGAATCTTGCTGCATCTGGTTTGGGCGGGATAAACATTCCTGATGCTGCTGTCCCTGAAACAGATTCAATCGTCTATGCCGGTGGAACTCCTAGAAGCGTGTTTGATGGGTCAGCACCATACGTCACCCCTGAAACCGAGGTTGACCCTATTGCACAACAGATGCAGTTGGATCGAGAGTTCCAACAACAGCAGGCTGCCTTGCAGACAGCGCAACGCCGTCAGGATGCTCGCACCACGATGGCTTCAGTTCTCGCCACCTACGGTTTAGGTGATCTGTCCGATTTTGTTTACAACGAGATCATCGCCAAAGAAACCGTCAACATCAACAACCCTGACGCAATCATTTTCGCTATCCGTGAACAGCCTGCCTACCAAAAGCGGTTTGCTGGTAACGCTGCACGTGTGAAGAAAGGTTTGGCTGAACTTGATCCTGCAACCTACATCGGGTTGGAAAACCAATACCGGCAGACGATGCAATCCAACGGTCTTGACCCAAATTTTTATAATATGCCGTCTGACTTTCAAGCCTTGATAGAAGGCGATGTTTCCCCATCAGAACTCAATGAGCGTGTTCAGCAGGGCTATCGTGCTGTTGCTGACGCTGACCCTGCTGTTAAAGAACAGATGCGAAACCTGTACGGTGTCACCGAAGGACAGTTGGCAGGGTACTTTCTTGACCCACAACGCACAGCCCCACTACTCACCCGTCAGGCACAGGCTGCCAATATCGCAGCCCGTGGACTAGAGCAGGGTGGTATTCAGTTGACTGGTGCGTTCGCTGAGAACTTGGCGGCCCGTGGGATTACTGAACAGCAGGCTCGCGCAGGGTTCGCTGAAGTCGGTGCTTTAGGCGAGTTGCAACAGACTTTCGCGGGTGAAACAGAACTATCCGGTGAACAACTGGCAGGTGCGGCGTTCGGGATTGATGTCGCCGCGCAACAAGAGTTGGAGCGTAAACGTCGTTTGCGTACCGGTGAGTTCGCTGGTGGTGGGTCATTTGCTCGGACAACAGGTGAAACATCTGGCTCTACTTCGATAGGTGTGGGTAAAGCACAATAGGATACTTGACACTGTCAAGCAAAGTGTGTGTATACTGTTAATGTTCGGTTACGGACACCATTGGAAACCCCCCGATTTCAATGTGCAAAAGGGGTGAGACTTGCAGCCATCGCGTAACCTCCAGCGTGATGTGGGCAGAAGGAGTGGGTCATGTCAGATGCAAACTACGAGTTTGAGGATGATGTAATGCAAGACCAGCAGCAATCGAAGGACCCTGTGCGAGCGCACTTGCGGAAACTTGAAGCCGAAAATAAGGCTTTACGTGAGCAGGCAGCGGAAGCAGAGTCGGCCCGACGAGAACTTAACTTCGTGAAAGCGGGCGTCGACCCGAACGATCCGAAGTACAAGTATTTCGTTAAAGGCTACGACGGTGAAATAACACCGGAGGCGATTCGACAAGCAGCAGAAGAAGCAAGTCTCATACCTAGCCAGAACAAGGAAGTGGTTGCTGAACAGCAGTCATGGAATCGGGTGGCACAGGCAGCGCGAGCTGGACAGACAAGCGAACCTCCTGTTGATTACGCTCAACGTATTGCTAATGCAAAGTCCACGGATGAAGTGATGCAACTGCTGGCCCAGGCGAGAGCCGAAGCAGAAAACTACTAATCACTCCCCTTAGGATTCACATTCTTTGGGGCTACCCCTAAAGGAAAACAACGTGTCTAAAACACAACAAAGTTCGTTGTCAACCGACCAGGCAGCGTATGATCGCTTAGCATATTTTGCTTTGCGTTCAGAGCTTCTGTTCGATCAGGCAGCAGACGTTCAACCAACCAACCAGTCAATGCCTGGTTCTTCGGTGATCTTCACGATCTTCGCAGACCTCGCAGAAGCAACCAGCACACTTGACGAAGTCACCGACGTTACACCTGTAGCGATGAGTGACAGCCAAGTGACCGTAACTCTTGCTGAGTACGGCAACACAATCAACACGACCGCAAAACTCCGTGGAACCTCGTTCTTGGATGTTGATGCAGCAGCAGCGAACCTTATCGGTTACAACGCTGGTGTTTCAATCGACAGCGTAGTGCGCGAAGTGCTTGCTGGCGGAACCAACGTAGCTTACGGCGGTGGCGGATCATCCGATCCAACAGGTCGTACCTCGGTTGCTGCTGAGGACATCATTGAAGCCAACGACATCCGTAAGCAGACTGCTGCTTTGCGTGCTGCAAACGTTGCAACCTTCAATGGTTACTACATGGGTTACATCCACCCAGACGTTTCTTATGACCTTCGCCGTGAAACCGGTGCAGCATCATGGAACGCTCCACACGTGGCTGTAGACACAGCAAACATCTACAACGGTGAGATCGGAACCTTTGAATCAGTACGATTCATTGAAACCCCTCGCGCAAAGGTGTTCGCTAACGCATCAAACGGAACCAGCTCGACTGGAACGATTGACGTGTATTGCACACACATCATGGGTCGTCAGGCGTTGGCTAAGGCTTACAGCCAGGTTGACGGAAATGGCATGGTTCCGAAGGTTGTTCGTGGACCTGTTGTTGACTCGCTCATGCGTTTCAACCCAATTGGTTGGTACTGGCTTGGTGGCTATGGCCGCTTCCGCGAAGCATCGTTGCGTCGTGTTGAGTCAGCATCAAGCATTGGTGCTAACGCAGCCTAATCAGTTAGGTTCGTTAAACCTCCACAAGATGTGGGGTAGCCGAGTCCCCTCGCTCGGTTGCCCCACTTTTTGTATTTGGTATAGTCTTTTTAGCGAAAGGTTTGTATGTCGATTTCTAATTATGCGGAACTGAAAATCCTTGAACACACCACAGGTACGACTGCTTGGACTATTCCTTCAGATGTGTATGTGAAGTTGCATACGGGTGATGCTGGTGAGGATGGGACTTCTAATGCTGCGTCTGAGGCGACTCGTAAGGTTGCTTCTTGGGCTGCGGCTTCTTCGGGTTCGATTGCTACTGATGCAACTTTGGAATGGACGAACGTTGCTGCTACTGAAACTTATTCGCATTGGTCTTTGTGGGATGCGTTGACTTCGGGTAACTGTTTGTGGACTGGCGCGTTGTCGTCATCTGCTGCGGTTACTGCGGGCGATACTTTTCAGATCACTTCTCTCACGCTGTCGCTCGACTAGCCGTCAGGGGATAACCCCTCATGGCGCAAACAGCAGTCACAGGTTTTACAGAACCGTTTAGTGATACTCACCCGTTTTATCGGGGAACATATTTCCGTGTTGTTAGTCGTACTGCGACTGGTTCTGGTGATGGTTCTGCTTCTGTTGCTTCAGGTTCGGCACAGGTTCGTTTAGGTCAGTTAACTGACTTTAGTTTCCCTTACCGTTTCGGCGGTCGTTTCTATTTGGGTGTTCGTGCGGTTATCACCGTTACTGCTACGGCATCAGGTTTAGGTACTGCTTCTTCTTCGGCGCAGGTGTTGCGTCAACGGCAGGGTACGGGTAGTGGTGTTGGTTCTGGTGATGCGATCAGGGTTGTTGTTCTTCTTCGTACCGCTACGGGTAGTGGTGTTGGGACGATGGATTCTACGGGGTTGCATATTGCGCCTCGTACAGCGTCAGGTAGTGGTGTTGGCTCTGCTACTGCTGTTGAAACTATTACGCCTGTTAGAACGGCTGTGGGTAGCGGATCAGGGGCTTCTAGTGTCACGTTCATTCGTGTGCCTTTGCGTACTGCGACTGGTTCGGGTGTGGGTGCAGGGTCGGGTGTTGATCTTGTTGTCAACATTCGTACCGCCACAGGATCAGGATCAGGTATCTCGGTCACGCTTGGTGGCATCCTGTATTTCCGTAGTGCTACCGGATCAGGTGTTGGAACATCAACTGCTGATTGGGTGAAATCCCATATTTTCCGTGTGCCATACACCTACAACTATCCAGGTGGGTACTTTGGTGGTGGGGATTCAGCGAACCGTTTAGGCCGTTATGACCGTTCGGGCGTTCGCGCACGAAACCTATACAAACTTAAAACAGGTGAGTACACCATCGTTGACCAACGTGATCTAGGTCAGGTAGAAAAACTGTGGCATGGTGGTCGCCTGCATTTCTTGGATGATGCTGAGGTGGCAGAACTGACCGCAGCAGGCTTTGGGGATAGCATCACCTGATGGCAATTTTTACACCACCCACCGA